CAAGCTTGGATTTAATAACTGGAAGGGTAATATTATTACAACTAATGCTAACGAAAGTGTTAGTGCTAGAATGCGTGATGCTTTTGGAGATCAAGAATTTACTGTTCCTGTAGAAAATGTTGAGGTATCAGATGTTACTGGTGCCGGTGATTGTTTTATGGCTGCATTTGTTTATGGTCTTACAAAAGGATATGACTTTCAGCGTTGTTTAGAATTAGCTGTAAAGGGATCTACTGAATCAGTAAAACATGTAGGTACATATATACTTACAGAAGACGACCTAAATAAGAAAGTAATCTTTACTAATGGTTGTTTTGATATACTACATAAAGGGCACCTTACGTTGCTAAAAGAAGCCCGTACACTAGGTGATAAACTAATAGTAGGACTTAATAGCGATGCCAGTGTAAAACGCTTAAAAGGCGATCTAAGACCCGTTAACAACATTGATACACGTCGAGAACAATTAGAACTTATACCTTATGTTGATGAAGTTATTGTATTTGAAGAAGACACTCCATACGAGTTAATTCAACAAATAGAACCTGATCTTATTGTTAAAGGCGGAGATTATACTGTAGAAGAAATAGTTGGCCACGACTTAGCACCAGTACACATAATACCTACTGTAGAAGGTCACAGCACAACTGATATAATAGAAGCAAGTAATGAAAATATTAATAACAGGGCATGAAGGATTCGTTGGTAAAAACTTAGCACCGTTTCTTGATAAAGAAAACGAGCTATTTGGTTACGAATGGAACCCCGAATCTTTACCAGATGTAAGTGGTTATGATTGGGTAATACACTTAGGTGCAATTAGCTCAACTACTGAACGTGATGTAGATAAGGTTATGTTACAAAACTATGAATTTTCAAAATGGTTATTTAATCAATGCAATCTTAATGGCGTAAACTTCCAATATGCTAGTAGTGCTAGTGTATATGGTACTAACACTGACTTTAATGAAGATGCTCCAAAACAACCGCAAAGTTATTATGCAACAAGTAAGTATCTATTCGATCGTTGGGTAATGCAACAAGAACATAAAATTATTGTACAAGGTTTTAGATACTTTAATGTATATGGTCAATTTGAAGATCACAAAGGCGATCAAGCAAGTCCAATAACTAAATTTTTTAAGCAGGCAAAGACTGGTACTATTACGTTATTTGAAAACAGTGATAATTATAAACGTGATTTTATATATGTAGGTGATTGTTGTAACATACATCGCTACATGCTAACAACAACAGAAGCAGGCATATTTAATATTGGTACTGGTGTTGCAACAAGTTTTCAAACTATTGCTGAACTAGTAGCTAAAAGATTTAATGCTAATATCAAATACATTCCGATGCCCGAAGCACTTAAAGGACAGTATCAAGAATACACATGTGCAGACATAAAAAAATTAAGTAACATAGTAAACATAAACTTTACAACTCCAAAGGAATTTATAAATGGATAATAAAACAGAACCTACAAGATTAAGTGGTGCAGTACAAAAAGGATGGGGATACGAACTTATCTGGGCTACTACTAATGATTACTGTGGTAAAATTATGTTCTTTAACAAAAACGGTAATAAAACAAGTATGCACTTTCATAAAGAAAAAGACGAAACTTGGTTTGTAAATAGTGGAAAATTTAAAGTACGCTATATTGATACTAAAGACTCAATGCTATATGAAAAAGAACTTAATGAAGGTGATGTATGGCATAACCCTCCATTAATGCCGCATCAGTTAGTAGCAATGGCAGACGAATCAAGCATTACCGAAGTAAGTACAGCTGATAGTGTAGAAGATAACTTCCGCATTGGTCCTGGTGATAGTCAAGTATCAACAAATGAGTGATTATAAAATTTCTTGGTCTGATACACACGACGATGTGCCAGAAACAAAAACAGTGCCAGCATATGATAACACTAACATTGCACCTAGGTGTGTTATTGGTTTAGATAGAGATGGTGTTATTAATGTTGATAGAGGCACTTACACATATCGCCCAGAAGACTTTGAACCTATTGAAGGTAGCCTACATGCTATTACAAAGCTACGATACTTAGGTCATAAAATTGTTGTGATTACAAATCAAGGTGGAATTTCAAAAGGATTGTATACTTCAGATGACGTTGAAGCTGTTCACAATCATATGTTTGATCTTTTAGCACAAGCAGGATGTCCAACTATTGATGCATTATTTTATAGCGAAAGTAGTTTGCGCAGCGACATGTATGCAAAGCCCAATACTGGTATGTTTAAACGATGTGAGAACGAAGTTAAACATATTAAATTTAAACAAGGATACTATGTTGGTGATAAAATATCTGATCTTAAAGCAGCATTTAAAATGGGTGCAAGACCTGTACTAGTACGCACAGGTTACGGCGAACAAACTATTAAAGAACTTAATAAATTTACTAATCAAAAGATAAAGAAAAAAACTATTGTATTTGACGATCTTTTATCGTTCGCTAATTGGTTAGAATCTAAGTATGTGTAACGCCAGTTTCTAATACTATATTAAATGACAAACTGATACGATGATTATCAGTTTTGTTTTCATTTACACCATGATCTAAAAAGCCAGGCCACATTACTATTCTTCCTTCTTCAGGTTGAAATTGTTGTTCGTGGGCAAACGATGCTCCAATTGGGTTACACTTCAATGCTTTATTAGCATTTCTAAAAACTATATTGCCATCTTCGCCGTTAGTTTTAACCCAGTACACTCCACTAATATGACTAACGCCGTGGTCGTGTATATGAGAATACAATCCTGTAGTAGTTAGTGTTAGCCAAGATGACATAATTGCAGGACGATAACGTTCACCTACATTCATATGTTGCATATAGTTTCCACAATGATGTAAAATAGACTGTTTTATATGTACCATCTTTTCAGTCTCTATTAGACAATTGCTAAAATCACCTTTATTAGATAAATGTTGTTCACTAGACTGCCAGGATGGATTTTGTCCCCAGGCATCTTCTTTGTATAATTTATCAACTACACGATTAGCATCGTATTGTGCATGTTCAAGTTCACCATCTTCTAGCTTATGTGTATATAATGGTGTTTCAAATAATGGAAGTATTTGACCTTCTATTTTAGGCTCTAGCATTGTGTTCAACCTTTACTAACATCTGTGTTTTAGGAAAATATATATAATTAATTCCTGAATTATATAATGTACGCATTGCATCATCTATTGTTTCGACTAATGGTTCGCCACCTAAATTAAATGATGTATTAAACAATGCTGGTACACCTGTTTGTGATTTAAACTCATTGATTAAGTTATACCAATGTTCATTTTGTTCTTTAGTAACAGTTTGAATACGGCATGTACCGTCTACATGAATAACAGCTGGTATCTTTTCTTGAACGCCTGGCTGACAATTTACAGCATACATCATACTAGGCGAATCTTCCATGCCGCGCAGATCAAACCAATCATGTACATCTTCTTGTAGTACTGATGCAGCAAAAGGTCTAAAGTATTCTCTTTTCTTAATTAAATTAACAAAGTCTTTACCGTCTGGCATTGTAGCATCAAACATTAGACTTCTATTACCTAATGCTCTAGGTCCATTTTCACAGCGTTCTTGGTAAAGTGCTACAATGTTTTTGTTTCTAATAGTATCAATGACTTGTTTATAATCAACGTTATACTCTACAATACCATTATACCTAGTAGCACATTCTACAATTTCTTCTTCTGTAATACTTTGTATAGGACCTAAAAATAAGTTTTCGTTTTTAGGTCTAACTCTGTCATCCTGTGTGAGCAAATGATAATGATATAATGCAGCTCCCATTGCTGTACCTGCATCAGTTGAAATAGGTTCAACATATAATTTAACATCCGCTGGCAAATGCTTTAGATAAAAATAGTTTGCTACACAGTTAAGTCCGTAGCCTCCACTTATTACTATATTTTTATTACCTGTTTTTTCAATCGTCTTTAATATTAAATCAAGTACTAGTTGCTGAGATTCTGTTTGCACATTATATGCCATATTTCTTCTTGACTGTAATAATGTTAAATCTTCACTATTAAGCAAGTCTTCAATTCGTTGTATTTCTTCGTCTGAAGTATTGTCGTCTATATTTGATAAAAGCTCATTAGGATCTTGTACTCGATCACATAACTCTGGATATAGTGCATCATTTACTTTAGCACCATTTGGATATGTAGGCATTATGACATCTCTATTTCCACTAATACTGTCATAAATTTTTGGTGCTTTATTTGGCTCACCATAAGGAAATAATCCCATAGTCTTTCCTGCTTCGATACTATGCCAACCACAAAACTGTGTAACAGCTTCATATGCTTTAACTATACCAGCCTTGTCATCTACTAATACTTCTATACCTTCATTGTGGTGTTCAGTTAACCAAGGTCCATTACCACCAAAGTGTTTATATAATTCAACAAAGTTATTTGGGTATGATGCATGATATGCACTTTCAACTTCCCACATTGTTTGTCCGTCATGTCTAGTAGCATATGTACCATCGCCGTCAACAATGATAACATTTGCAGTTTCAAATCCACTTCTATAAAATGCACAAGCCGCATGACTTCTATGATGTTGTTGCCAGTATTCAACAACTTGAGGATGATTCTTAGAAGGATGTCCGCCTTCAATCAGTCCTATCTTTCTTGCTAATGAAGTATACGGATCTTCTGCTGTGTAGTCTGTAATGTTTTCATCAGCATGTGTATGTGATATAACTAAGAAATCAATCTTGTCAGTATACTCTAAAATTTTAATAATACTAGCAAAAGGAGTTCCGTCATATTTTGCTCTAGTAAGGCGTTCTTCCTCAATTGCAAATACTATCTCGCCATCTTTAAGAAGACACACACCTGCATTATGTCCTCGAGCAATACCTGCTATATAACCTGTTTGTGTTGACATATATTTTCCTTTAAGAAGTAGTCTTCTTAGTTCCTAATTTAGCTTTAACGTTGCTTATTATCTTATTAATAGTTTTATCGTCTAACTTCATTAAATATTCGTTATTCTTTTCGATCCTAATATCGTAAGTCATACGTATTGGAGAATAAATTTTTCTTCCAACGCCATTGTCAATAATCTCTAAAGTACTGCCGCTAGTGTAAGATGTATTTTCTGGAAAAGTACTACCAATAACAACAGTGCCTGGTTTTTCAATTGCGTGTGCAATATGTTGTCCTACACTATCACACCCTATGAAATAATCTGCAGCATGAATAATTGCTGCCCATTGTAGTAAAGTAATTTCTTCTGGAACAATAACTCCCTTTGGTAAGCCAGGTATCTTAATTTCTCCCATCACTATAACAGCATAGTCTTTATTTAATTCTTCAACTATTTGTATAATATCTTCAGTTTCGAATGATCTGCCGCTTTCGTCTATTATATAGTTGCCTTCTGCTTTTGCTGTAGATCCAAAAGGTTGAAATACTACAAACTTATCTTTTTTAGTATGGCTGTTTATTTCTTGAAGAAGATTTTGTGCTACTAATACTTCTGCTTTACTAATAAACATATTGTACTCTTTGTCAGCAGGAACTTCTTCTGGTGGAACATCATAATTAATTAACATATCAAACGCTTGTGAAAGATTGCATTTTTGATTAAAGTACGCATTTAGTCTATAAGGCTCAGGACTTATAACTTCTCTATCTCTTAATTTTTCTATTAAGTTTGAATGATCATGTGGATAAACATTATGCATTATTGCTTTGTTTAGTAAACATATTTCTAGCCATCCTTCTACAATAATTACTACTGTTGGATCAATATGTTTAATATGATATTCTAGTGCAGGAATAGCAGCCAATACCCTACCTGCGCCGCCATTAATGTAAAATGCTTTTTTCATTAAATTATAAATCCTCTTTGCTAATTTATAATATTTATAATGATGTTTTTTTGCTAGTGCATTAACTGGCTTACGTCAGATCGTAAAAAAAGGCCTGTTGCCAAGCCTTTTTAAATTTAGTTATGATATATTAAGAACAGCTATCAGGTAACTGATCAATTGCAGCTTGATCTGCATCGGTTCTATCTGCAATCATAATAACGTCTACTTCTGGATCATTAAAATCTATATCGCCTACAGCTTGTTCATCTGGAGACATTGGAAATCTAATTAACCAATTAGGTACATCTGCATAAGTTTCTGGAATATCACGAAGTTTTTGTCTATATGTTAGCCAAGCATTTTTTATATCGTCTGGCATATCTTCAGAAACTCTTCCGTCACTTTCTAGAAGCATACCATTTCTAACACTTCTTAACCATTCATCATCTCTAACTTTATATCTTTCGTAAACTAAAAACTGTAAATCAGCTGTATAATCTTCTACTATTTGAGCCTCATCAAATACCATAATAATATCAGTTGGATCACTAACAACAATATTAGGATCATCTTCAGGTCCGACATTAATTTCGTATTCTTTTGGTGTCCAATGCGAATGCAAAATCATAATTTTAATATAATCTTCATCTGACTCGGGTACAAATTCAACTACTGTTTCATCTACAGCCACTGATTCTGGTGGTGGTAATTCGTCTGGTGCAAATGTGTTTACAATTCTACCATCTTCGTTAAGATATAAAAATAAACTATCTGGTCCTATATATTCTTGAGTACTTGTTTTACCTAAAGTTCTAGTAGGCAAATACAACTCATCTGGTATAGGGTATGTAAGTGTTCTTGTCATAATATTCTCTCCTTAGGTGTATGTTACTTTTGCTACGCCGCCGTTACCAAAACTACCCCAACAAGCGTTTCGTGAACCTGTTCCGTGACCAGCGCCACCGCCTCCTGGCCATAGAGCGTGTGCTGAACAACATGCTAAGTTACCTGTACACCAGTCTTTACCACTAGCGCCGC